AACTTGCCAAACGCGCTAAAGAAATTAAGCGTGACATGGAGTTGATGCTCACTGGTGAAGATGTTAAAACGGCAGGTGGTGCGGGTGCGGCTCGTAAAACTGCGGCTTTGATGTCTTGGCTTGGTGACGCAACGGCAGGTGATTCAAACATCATTGATGGCCCGACTGATGCCGCTGTTGCTAACGCAGGTGATGGTACGGCAGTAAAAGCGCCTAGTGGTGCTGATGCTGTGTTGACCATGAGTATGCTTAACAACTGCGTACAGCAGGTTTGGGAAGCAGGTGGCAACCCTGACATCATCATGTGTGATGCGGCTTTGAAGGTTAAGATGACGGCTTTGGCAGGTTCTGTCGTTGCTGATCTTGTAACTAACCACGACAAAGCGACACCCGCCCATGCTGTCAATTCTGTTGATGTAATCGTTACAGACTTTGGTACGTTTAAAATTGTACCTAGCCGTCTGTGTCTACCTAACCAGTTGTATGTCTTGGATTTCGATTTCTGGAGCATTGATTATTTGCGTCCATTTGCAACCGAAACCCTTGCCAAAACTGGTGATTCCGTCAAGCAGATGATGGTTGCTGAGTATGGCCTTCGAGGTAAGAATGGTCAGGCTAACGGTGCTGTGATTGGCATCAAAGCGGCGTAATGAGTTTGGCTCCCCTTCGGGGGAGCCTTTCTTTCTGAGAATACGCTAATGGGTTTAATTGAATATTTAATGGGCGAGGAAGAACCCTTTTGGATGCAAAGGGCTAAAGGTAAAACTAATTCTCCTTTAGTAAACGAAATGTATTTAGAAGATAAAACAGGAAACCCTCAAACAATCTACAGTGCAACTGCACCCCTTGGACTCTTGCCTAGTGCGGAAGGCGCTATGTATCCTACTATTAGATGGCGTTCTCCCGGTTTAGAAAGATTAAGTCCTGAACAAGCGTATCGGGAAGCGATGCAGAAACAAGACTATCTTAAATTTCCGACACTGTGGGATGCAAGTAATTTTGCTATAAACTTTAGCCCAACTATAAAAAGGAAAAAAAGGAATTCAAATTAAACATGAGTAAAAAACTACTTAAAGAAGGTCTTAAAAAACCTAAAGAGCAAACAGTAAAAGAGAAAACTTACACTGTTAAAGCATCTGTACAAAAAGCAGTTAAAGATTTAAAAGCAATGTCAAAGGATAGAGGATCACTACCGCTATGAGAGATAAGCATTACCGTAAAACCACAGTAGAAGAACACTCTGATGGTACGGCTAGTATTGTTACTCACCAAGATGTAGAAGGTATATTAAATAACAATAAAGAATTATTGAATGACTATGGTGATAAACTTACTTTTGGTAAGCAACAGCATGGTATGAGAGTAGCATCTATTCCTGTAACTATATGGGAACAGTGGATGAAAGAAACAAACGGTGCAATAGAAAAAGATCATAAGTTAATGAAAAAGTATCTTAACGATCCTGATAACGCTTTCTTACGCACAACACCAACGAGGCTATAACTATGTGGCTATACAATCCCGGACAAGCAGGAGCAACACAAACAAACTTTGCTCCAATTAACGATAAAGTATATTACGTTTCTCGTAGATAATGGCTATATCAAACTACACAGAACTTAAAACTGCTGTAGCGAACTGGTTAGATCGTGATGATCTGACTGATCGTATTCCAGAGTTTATCGCATTAGCGGAGTCTAGGTTTAATCGCCTACTCCGTATTCGCGCTATGGAGTCTAAACAAACCGCATCTACTGTATCAGGACAACAGAGCCTAGCACTACCTTCTAGGTTTTTACAAATGCGTAATCTACAGATTAATACATCTCCTGTAACCCCAATGCAATATGTCACACCTGAAATATTTGACCGCTTATATGGCGGTTCTTCTAATGGCACTCCCAAGTTTTATACTATTATTGCTAATGAACTTCAGTTAGGCCCAACGCCAGATACAGTACAAACTGTAGAAATGTTGTTTTATGAAAGGTTTGAGAATCTTAGCGGCACTGTAACTACTAACTGGGTTCTTACTAATGCTCCTGATGTATATCTGTATGGTGCTATGCTAGAAGCAGAGCCATTTATTATGAATGACCCTAGAGTGCAGTTATGGGCTACAGCATTTCAACAGTCTATTGCAGACATACAAGAACAAGACAATAAAGACAGACACTCTGGTTCAGCGTTAAGAGTAATGAATACTAGCGGGTATCCATGACAGCCCCTATAACGTGGGCTGAAGCCAGTTCACCTATATACTGGTCTAACATAGGTATTGATTGGAATAGCCCTGCTAAAGCAGAGGCTTCTATATTTACTGTTAACTCTGGATTAGTTTTACTATCAGGAGTTGATTACATAGTAGCCATTAGTTTTGGTGTAAACCTGACATCGGGTAAAGAGTCTAAGCATCATGTAATAGAATCTATATCTTATGGACTACAGCAGGGGTACGGTAATTTTGGTGGCTTTACTATATCAGGAACAGCGCAGTTTGATATTAATGGCGGCGTAACTAGCAATAGTGTTCATACTGCTGTAGGAAATGCTGTCTACGGAATAACAAACAATTACATAAATAATACTAATCATTCAGAAACAACTACAATTGGAATAACAATGACTTACTCTAACGGTGACTCACTACTATGGAATCCAGTTGACGAACCTTCCAGTGTATGGACAAAAATTGATTACCCAAACTAATAACTTAAAAGCCAATGGAGGCTTGCACATGAAACATGATAGCGATATGAACTTAGGACTTAAAAACATTTGGAACATAAAGTGTTTCGACTCCGAAGGCAATTTAAAATGGGACGTAACCAAGAAGAACTTGGTTGTTACAGAGGGTCTTAACCATGTATTATCTAGTTCCTTTGACGGCGCTACACAAATTACCGCATGGTATGTAGGGTTAAAAAATGCAGGAACTGTAGCGGCAGGTGACACCATGGCATCTCATTCAGGTTGGACTGAAAATGTATCTTATAGTCAAGCCGTTAGACAAACGCTTACATTAGGTACAGCGGCGGCAGGTAGCATTAATAACTCTGCAAGTAAGGCTAGTTATTCTATTAACGGTACGGCTACTATTGCAGGAGCCTTTATCGTAAGTAATAACACAAAGTCTGGAACGTCAGGCACAATTTATGGGGCTGTTGATTTCGGCTCTGCACGATCAGTTATCTCTGGTGACACTCTTGAGGTTACCGTAACATTAACGGCGGCTAGTGCATAATGGCTTTAGAAACAGCAAGTTGGATAACACAATTAGTATCTACTAATCCTGTTGACGGCGATCCTGTAGGAGAGGGTGATGACCATCTTCGTATGGTAAAGACTGTTCTTAAGAATAGTTTTCCATCAACCTCAACTGCCGCTGTTATTCCTAACGTATCAAGTCAATCAGGCAAGTATCTAACCACAGACGGTACAGATACCTCTTGGGGAGTTGTGAGCGCAGGCGCTACAGGTGCAGGTGGTGACGAAGTGTTTTATGAAAATGAACAAAATGTAACCACAAGTTATAGTATATCTACAAATGAAAATGCTATGAGCGCAGGGCCAGTGACTGTAGATTCTGGAGCAACCGTAACCGTTCCTAGTGGATCAACGTGGGTGATCGTATGAGCACTATAAACGTAAACGCAATCGACAAAGAATCTGGCTCAACGCTTACGTTGGGTGGGTCGGGAACAACCGTTGCAGTTCACGCATCTGCTACTACATCTGGCTTTGATTCTGGTCTGGCAAACAGGCAAGTTTTTACTTCATCAGGAACTTACACAAAAACTTCTGGCGTAACAAAAATTATTGTTGAGGTTCAAGGTGCAGGAGGCGGTAGCGGTGCTAGTGAATGGCCTTACATGGTAGGTGGGCCGGGAGGAGGCGGAGGTTACGCAAACAAGTTTATTGATGTTTCTTCTATATCTTCTTCGACTATTACTATTGGAGCGGGAGGCGCAGGTGGATCGTCAACTGGAGCGGGATCAAACGGAGGAAATTCTATTTATGCCGATGGGACAAACACTGTAACTGGAAACGGCGGTGGCGGTGGTGGAAAGGCATCAAATAACAGTGCTAACGGAGTTGCGGGTTCAGGAAATACAGGAGTTGGCGGTGATTTTAATATTGAAGGACAAAGAGGTTCGATGACGGCCCCTGTAAACCCTGCCAACACAATAAACCCAAGTGCTAATGGTGGAAGTTCTTTTTATGGTTTAGGGGCTGTTCAGAAAAAATATAACACTCCATTAGCAAGAAGTGGGACAGGTTATGGAGCAGGTGCTTCTGCAAACTGGAGCAACGTTTCCCAAGAAGGCGCTGATGGAACAGATGGCATTGTGATTATAACGGAGTACAAATAAATGAAATACGCAATTATTAACTCTGGCATTGTCGAAAACATTGTGGAATGGGATGGCGTTTCAGAATACAACGTGGACGGCGTTCTTGTCGAAGCAGATGCTAACGCATGGATCGGAGGTGTTTACGCTGACGGCGCATTTGTCGCACGACCACCAGAACCCGAACCAGAAAAAACACCAGAACAGATTCAAGCAGAAGCAGACAAAGCATCTGCGGTTTCCAAACTTGAGGCACTGGGCTTGACCGATGCTGAAATCAAAGCATTGTCAGGAGGTTTGTAATGTCCAGTGAAATCAAAGCAAACAAGATAAGCCCCGCTACAGGTACGGCTTTTACATTAGGTGATTCGGGGGATACGTTTACGATTCCATCAGGTGCGACACTTGCAAACAGTGGAACCACAACTGGTATTGGTCTTTTTTCAGCCTACGCAATTATTGCAGATCAAAAATCATCTGGGACTGATGGTGGAACAGCAACTTCTGGCTCTTGGCAAACACGAGATTTGAACACTGAAATTGCTGACCCTAGCGGCATCGTTTCAATTTCAACAAATCAATTTACACTCGCTGCCGGAAGTTACTTGATTACGTGGTCAGCACCCGCAGGAGATACAAGCGGGCATCAAAGTCGTTTGTACGATGTTACTGGAACTGCGGAAATTGGCGTTGGAACAAGCGAATATTCATACACCGATTACGATGGTGAAACTCGCTCAATGGGGGCATTAAGAGTGACCCCTAGCGGGTCGAATGTTTATCGCATTGAGCATCGTGTAAACACAACAAAAGCGGATAGAGGTTACGGCACAGGCACTGGTTGGGGCGTAGAACAATACACTACTGTGGAAATCTATAAGGAGGCTTAAAGATGAGTGAAGTTAAAGTTGACACGATCTCCGAACGCACCTCCGCAAATGGCGTTGCAGTCGATGGGGTTACAATTAAAGATAGTGCAATAACAGTTAAAACGATAAATCTTGATGGTACTGTAGAATCATCTCCCGCAGAAGGTGACATTTGGTATAACAATGGTAAGTTTTATCTTGGCACTGATTTAACTTTTATGGGGTCGTGGAGCAGTGGAGGCAACTTAGCCACTGCCAGAGTTTACCCTTCAGGATGCGGAACTCAATCAGCAGGGTTGTGTATGACTGGTCATGTGTCCAGCTCTATTACTTCTACAGAAGAATATAACGGAACTTCGTGGTCGGGTGGTGGCAACGTATCGGTTGGTGGGCGTCATTCATCTGGAGCGGGAACTCAAACAGCAGGACTTTTATTTGGAGGCTATGGCGCACCAAATCAATCCCGTACAGAAGAATACGATGGATCATCGTGGTCAAGTGGTGGTGCTTTGCCTACCGCCTTATCAGGCGCTATAGGAGCGGGAACCCAAACAGCGGGATTGTGTGCGGCAACCGTCGCTTATGAGTACGACGGTACTTCGTGGTCAACTGGCAATTCTTTAACAACTGCCAGAACGACAACTGGAGCAGGAGGAGGGACACAATCAGCGGCATTTGTTGCGGGAGGCACTGCAAGTCCATCTAACGATAACCTCACAGAAGAATATGACGGAACCTCTTGGTCATCAGGGGGGAACTTAACCACTGCCCGAAACTATTGTTGGGGAGCGGGAACGCTATCAGCAGGATTGGCTTTTGGTGGCACTGGGCCACTTAGTTCCACAGAAACTTACGACGGAACATCGTGGTCAGCAGGGGGCAATTTAATAACCGGTCGTGCAGGAAATGCAGGAGCAGGAACTCAAGCGGCAGGATTAACTTTTGCAGGCGATGGGCCACTTAGTTCTACAGAAGAATATAACGAAAGCACAGGTAGTTTTGATGAACTGTTTACAGTATCACAAGGATTATAAAAATGTATTTAATAGCAAAAAATTCAGGCAAAGGATTTATAAAACAGTCCCGCAAATTTAATATCTCTGGATACGTTGGAAATGTATGGAAACTGGATAACAGCACTTATGCAAAGGTATGGGCAGAAGAACAAGAACGCTTTAATGAAGGTAAAACTGTAGATAAAGCGACAGCGCAAACAGCAATTAATGAAGCAACTAATGATGTTGATATTAATGGCAATCCACAGACTCCATTTCAATTATGAAAGCACTAACAATTCTTAATAAAAAAGATCAAAAGGTTTACAACTCTCTCTTAGATGAATGTAAAGATTCGTGGCGTAAGCGCCAAGTATTTCGCACTGAGACAGAGATGCGTCTTTCTGTTTTAAATGAAGGCAAGCATCCAACTGCCGCATCAAAATACTGGCAAGCGGTTCGTGAGCAGTCTGTGTTCTTTGATAATGTAATGGCTCTCAGTTTTGAATACCGAAGAAACATCATCAAACTGGCACAGAAAGAGAAAGAACTGGCAAAAGAAAAAGATGGGCTGGAGTGCGACCTACTTTTGATTGACATTGATGAACTGAAATGGATTGTCGATTCACAGAAACAAGAGGCGCATCATCGAATTCGTGAACTGGAGCATTGGTCAAGAATAAAAGCAGAACTAGATGATGGTTCTTTCGACACTGTTGATCCCAATACCCATCAGCAAGTTTCATTGCCGAAAAAGTTTGAGCATGACATGAAAGCATTGACACCCGGTACATCTGCATCAGAAGCAAGAAACATTATTGGACTCCACGCTACGGCAACTAACTCAAAATATCTGCTAAAAAATGGCAAGTCTGATAAGTTGCTAACTAAGTACTCTAAAGGTTAAAATATGGCATTAGAAAGCGCAAGTTTTATTAGCGGGTTAGTAGACACTAACCCCACAGGTACAGACGCAATTAGTCAGGGTGACGATCACCTTAGATTAATTAAAACTGTTTTAAAAAATACATTCCCTAATGCTGATGAAGCCGTAAATGGTGTTCATACTTCTGCTTCGGCGCCTAGCCCAACTACAGCAGGATTAATTTGGTTTGACACTACAAATAATTTATTAAAAATAAGAAATGAAGCAAACAGTAATTGGATAACTTTAAAAGCGCTAGAAGGCGGGAGTCTTCTTAAAACAACCCACGCTATTCAAGCAACATCATCTACGTTTAGATCAGATACTTATGTAGATGTAGGATGGTCAATTGCTCACACTTGTTTATCTGCTTCTTCTAATTTGTATATTCAAGTTGATGGAATGAATAATATTTTTTCATCATGGGATGGTGGAAGCGATCATCAATATACTTATATTAAGTTAGCAAATACTTCTGGAACTTTAATTACTGGAACTACAGATAACATTCTTATAGGAGATATTAAATCTAAAGTTGATTCTGGACTATCTACAGAAGAATTTGGCTTTGGATTTTCACATCTTTGGAAAGTAATTCCTGCAAATAGACCTAACACACCTAGTGCTATTGGTTCAAATACTTTTGACATTTGGTCAAAACAACCGCTAGCGTCAGCAGGTGGAACTGCTTTTCATAATGGAACAATGATGGTTTGGGAGATTGAAGAATGAATAACGTAACACTTAGCAACATTCTTTGGGCCGCAGTTCCGAATGAAGGGTTTGGTATATATGGGTCAGTAGAAAATGAGTCAGACTACAACAGTAATGTTGTATACAATAACCCATCAAAAAAACCATCATGGTCAACAGTGCAAGCAGGGCAAGCCCCAGAGCAATGGAATGTAGTTGAAGCAGAGCGGAAAGGTAAACTTGTTGCTTGTGACTGGACTGTTCTAACTGATGTTCCAATGTCTAATTCTGAAAGAGAACAGTGGGAAGTATACAGGCAAGAGTTAAGAGATATTACAAAGCAGTCTGATCCATTTAACATTACATGGCCCACGCCACCAAAATAAATGCCACTAATACCTTTTGATAACGTAGGCTCTATAGGAATAATTAA